ATACCTTCTAAAGATGGAATTTGATTTGAGTTACCATAAACCGCAGAGGTTGATGACATTACAAATGATTTAATCTGACTAATTCTAGAAGCTTCAAGTACATTAGCTGTACCCAATGCGTTTACAGTAAATGTTGGGATTGGATCTTCAAATGATTCCTGTACACTGACTTTAGCAGCGGTATGAAATACATAGTCCACACCAGCGAACAAAGGAACAATTTTAGCAAAATCGCAAATATCATACTTGTAGTTTTTTGCTTTGTGGTTCCAATAATACTTATCATGACCATCGGAAGATTCATTGTCAATGACAATAACTTTATGACCTAGATGTAATAATCTATCGACGAGGTGGCTGCCGATAAAACCAGCGCCACCCGTCACCAAAGATACTTTTTGGTTCATTTTTTGTTTGCGAAGTAGATGTAGTTTGTATGTCCAGGTCTAACTTCAGTCTCAGCTTCAATGTTAAAGTCTTTAGATGCGCGGAGTAGATAGTCAGTCGAATTCATATTACCAGGAGTAATATTATTATACACCATATAGAATGATTTCGCATTCAATACTACATCACTGTAGTACTTTTCTTGGATGTCCATGCTACATTCGGAGAAAGCATAGTTGCTAATAACCAAGTCAATACCATCAATAGAATCTAGCTCAGTGAATGGGAGAGCGCGAAACTTACCATTTAAGTTTTCAAATTTAGAAATGTACTTCTCCTGTAAAGCTGAAGCTTCAGGTAGATCGATGATTACATAGTTATCAAAATCAATAGCACAACTTAGGGTCTTACATAGACCACCATATCCACCTCCAATCTCAACGATATTTTTAATTTTGGAAGTATCAAACTCAGCAATAACGTCTAGAGTATTTTTGATATATCTAATAGTTGAAGGCGAGATGCTTCCGAAGAAATCATACTCAAGAATTTCAGCATTTCCATACTTATCATTCTCTTTGAATTTCTCTAGAAGTTCTGGAGTGATTACTTCCTCATAATTTTTCATTTCATTAATGAACATTAGAGATTCGGGTCTCTTAACATGCTCTAGAATTTTCTTATACCTAGCATCTCTTTTAAAATTAGAAAACGCTGTATCATCGTTGACAAATTCCATACAAGCCTGAGCGTACTCGGAGGCGTTTGTAGGATTCACATTCCATTCCTGGCTCATAATTAATCTCGGTATTTGGGGTGAGGGGTAGTGAAGTCAATTCCAACTCCACCATATGCGATTGGGTAATACCAGCTCTTATACTGTCCACCAATATCAACAACGTTGTTAAGCTTGTTTAGATCAAACTTAACCGCATCAAAGAACTGTTGGGATTCACTAATCTCAACACCAACTTTAGATAGAGTAACCTTAGTTGTTGCGGCATTTCCACCTACCTGATGGAATGCTGGTGTATCTAGAGCATAGATGTTATAGAATTTTTGTGCGTCAGCAAATCCAACATCAATATGATAACCCCTTTCTACATGTGAACATCTAGCAATACGTGTAGCGTGTTGACGATATTCTTCACTGAGGTAGATGATTGCGTGCGCTGATAACATATTATATATGCGTACAATGTCACTGCTAACTTCACCATAATGAACAAAAGGTCCCATGAAACTTAGGTATCTTCCCCACTGATTTGTTCCAATGTAGAGGGCATCAGCATCTTCTGGTAGGTCATAGATTAGCTTATCAATCCCCATAGGAAGAATATCATCTTCAGCTAATAAGAATGGAGTCTGAATACTAGTATCACTCAAAACTTTATAATGAGAACCAGAGCAACCAACTTTCTTAATTCTACTACGAACACCATCCACGCGAGTAACTTTGTCATAACCAAAATCACGCAGTGTCTTTTCAGTCCTAGTAACCTTACCAGGCTCATAGTCTACATTAATATAGTATGCAGGTACTGATGTGATATCAAACTTTCTAGTTTTTATTTCAGGCTTAGGTTCTGGAGGATTTAGTGCAGCATTCTTAGACTTTTCTAAATGGTACTTATTAGTCATTTTTTGTGGACCATATAAATGAGCAATCAAAGCATTTTGGTGGAATGAATTGAATCTATCATCCATAACAATCAAATCAAGGTTATTCTTAAAGACTGTGTAGTTTAGTTCTGACTGATCACCAAAAGGAAAGCTATCAAATCGTTCTTTAAAGTTGCCGATACATTCACGAAGTTGTCTCATACTACTTTTATCGAAAAGTAATACACCAGAATTAAAATAATAATCTTTAATGTAATCCCAACTAAATTCGGATACAATTCTTTTTTCTGTCCATTGGATTGCTGGGTTTAAATCACGAACAACTCTGAGACATTCTTGTGGATAGATCTCAAAAAGATTAGGGCAGTCATCATAGACAAATGCATCAGAATCCAAGTATAAAATATTATCATATTCAATTTCCCACTTCTCCTCTAGGAAAATTCTAAACCTCTCAAACATAGGATTTAGGAAATTTACATGTGGCTGATCAAACAAAACATAATCCGCACCAATTCTCTCAGCATAACGTCTTGCTAGAATATGCGAGTGACCGTATAGTTCCATATTTAGATTCTTTGCGGTTAGCATAGAACCTCGGGTACCATCATCCTTTAACTTAGCGTTATCACTAATCAAAGATCTATCAAAGAAAACCTGTACTACTAAATTTTTCATTTAACAATAATCCAATTTTTACAGTAAACATCACTTGTGTCGTGATTTTTTGCGGGACCAAACCAAGGACTTGGAGCAATTACTTTTTCGGTTGTAGTTGAAAGCCAAGCACCCCACCAAGAAAAAGTACTATTTGCAATTATATGATAATTACATAGACCCATTAAAGCCATATCAATATATGGATTCTGTGTTTCGGAAACTAAAAATCTATCGTCAGGGAATGTTGGGTTGGTCTTAACCCAATTCACATCATCAGTAAATACAATACACTGAACATCATCCGGTATTAGTTTTAAAGCTTTCTGATAATACTCAATACCGAAAGCCTCGTGTCCAGTATGTCCAATGTAATCTGTCCTGCGGACATGAATAGACGCAACTTTACCACTGAGTTGATTCCTCATAATAGTGGCTAGGTCTAAATGTTCTGGGCGGAAAGTGAAGGCGTCCCTCACTTCTTTCTCAACATTAATAAAATACTTTTCTGATTGAAAAAATCCAAATAGATTTGAATCTGCTTCGGGTGGATTATCAAAGAACTCGGTATCAAAATGAAAGTGAGCTGCTTCGATGGTAGGGAAGTCTGTAATTCCAGTGTCACATTTAATATCAAATGCGTCGTATAGATTACTCTTCAGCCTTTGATTGTAATGGGCTCCGAATGAACTCTTAGGAGGAATCACAATATTTCTATTATGTTTTTTTGACAGACCCAATAAAACGGCATATTGAAACATCTGATTACCGAGATGTCCAAGATTACCCATACGATTAAAAGAAAAAGTCATATCAAAGTTGATTCAAAATTTCTTCAAGCATATTCAAATGCCCATCATTAACGAAATGACTATTACCAATATATAGTCCTCTATCCTGGAGGATATCTGCGTTAGGGCAGTGTGCTTTGTATCCACTTAAGAATGGTTGCTTAAGTAAGTTACCACCAACTACTGGGCGATACTCAACTAGATATTCATCCAAGAGTTCTTGTAGTTTGATGTGAGTTTTCTTATGTATAGAAATCAATGGGAAGCAAAAGCTACTCATTCTATAGTTCCAAGTGGGTAGGTGGAACTTATCTTCGTGATGCATCAATAGGTCAATGAATGTCCGGTAGTTTTCATTGCGTTTGATAATCATATTATCAAGGCGGCGCAACTGTGACTGCCCTAGAACTGCTCCAATCTCATTATTGCGAAAGTTATATCCGTCAGTCATAAAGAGAAACTGGGAATTAATCTCGGGGTACATTGCAGCATACTTTTTAGCATGAATGGACTCACGAGATAAACCATGAGAACGCTTCATACGCATCAGGTCATACATCTCTGTATTGTTAGTGGATACCATACCACCCTCAACCGTAGTCATATGATGTCCAAAGTAGAAGCTGAATGTACCACCTACATCATATGTACCAGCCATAGTACCACCTTCAATAACAGCTCCGTGACTCTCACATACATCTTCTAGGATATCTACATCAGGGAAAATCTTATGAAAGTCCTCAACCTGTGCAGGAAAACCTAGTAAGTGTGTGACGAAGATTGCTCTGATATCTTTATGATCGCAAGCAATAGTCTGTAGGGCACCTAAATCAAAACTAAAATCCTTTAGATTAATATCACAGAATACTGGTGTTAAGTTATTCTGAATGATAGGAGCAATGTTAGTAACCCAAGTGCAGGCAGGCACAATGACTTTAGCGCCATCAGGGATGTCATTTAGATCTTTCCAAGCAGATACCAACAGACTGTTGGCAGTACTACCACTACTAACAAAAAGAGAATGTTTAACTCCAAGCCAGTCACTCCAATGCTCCTCGAATTTACGTACTTGTGGTCCCTGTGTTAATCGGCTGGTAGTCAAAACAAACCGAGCCATCCTCATACGGTCCCGCAAAGTAACCGTATCATCCATAAGATTCCAATTGTAATCAAACATTCTTCAAATACCAACGATAAGTTTGCTGTAGACCGTCTTTAAAAGCAGTACTAGGCTTCCATCCTAGCTGATTAGCCATAGTGCTGTCAAGTAATTTGCGAGGATTTCCGTTAGGTTTTGTAGTGTCCCATAGAATCTCTCCTTCAAAACCAACAACCTTTGCGACCCCTTCTGCTAGCTGTTTGATGGTGATGTCTTCACCAGTCCCAACATTAACGTGACCATAGTCACTGTAGTTATCCATAAAGAACATACAGGCTTCTCCAAGGTCTTCAGCGAAGAGAAACTCTCTCATAGGTGTTCCGTCACCCCAGCAGGTAACAGTGTCTTCACCAGCCACCTTGGCGTTGTGGAAGCGGTTCATCAATGATGCGAGGACGTGACCTGAGTCCTCGTGGAAATTGTCTCCAGGACCATATAGATTAGGAGGCATAATACTGATAGCATCAAATCCGTATTGCTCCCTGTAGAAGTCACACTGTTTGATTCCTGCGATCTTTGCGATTGCGTATGCGTCGTTAGTAGGCTCAAGAGCCCCCGTAAGGAGTTCATTTTCTTTTAGTGGGTGTTGGCGTCCAGCTGGATAGATGCAAGATGTTCCTAAGAATAGGAGCTTCTTAACACCTGAATAATATGATGAGTCAATTACATTACACTGCATCATTAGATTGTCGTGTAAGAACTCTGCTTTGCGAGTCTTGTTAGCCATAATACCACCAACTAGGGCAGCAGCTAGGATAACATAATCAACCTTATTAGTCTTAAACCATGCACGAACATCTGCTTGTTCACGTAAATCTAGGTCTTTGCTGCGAGGTAGAAGTAGTTTATGTCTTTTGTTTATAAACTGTCTGGTGATTGCTCCTCCAGCTAAACCACCAGATCCAAAAATAGCTATTGTAGAATTATTGTCCATTAAGTACCATCTCTTCAACTAGTCCATCAAATGTAAATTTAGGCTCCCATCCCAAAACTGTTTTTGCTTTGGTTGGATCACCGAGAAGAGTTTCCACTTCTGCTGGTCTGAAATATTTAGGATTGACTTTCACAACTGTTCTGTTGGTGTTTAGGCAATAACCAAACTCTTCCATTCCTTCACCGCGCCACTCAATATTGAACCCAAAGTATGGGGCAGCAGCATCTACAAATTGCTTGACTGAATACTGCTCACCAGTTGCGATAACATAATCATCAGGCTTCTCCTGTTGGAGCATCAACCACATAGCTTCTACGTAGTCTTGTGCGTGTCCCCAGTCACGTCTTGCGTTGAGGTTTCCAAGTTGGAGATCACTTTGGAGTCCCACACTAATTCTGGACAAGGCTCGGACGATCTTGCGCGTGACGAACGTCTCTCCACGGCGGCTGCTCTCGTGGTTGAATAGAATTCCGCTAGAAGCATGTAAGTCATAACTTTCTCTGTAGTTCTTAATGATCCAGTACCCGTATAGTTTAGCAACTCCGTAGGGAGAACGTGGATACATCGGAGTGGTTTCTGTTTGTGGTGTCTCCTGTACTAGCCCATAAAGCTCACTGGTGCTCGCCTGATAGATTCGTACTGAATCCTCCATACCAAGTAAACGGACGGCTTCTAGGACACGTAGAGTGCCTAATGCGTCGGTATTAGCGGTATACTCTGGCTGATCGAAGGAAACCTTGACGTGACTCTGGGCACCTAGGTTATAAATCTCTTCTGGTTGGACTTCCTTAATGATCCTAACAATACCTAGGGCATCTGTTAGGTCACCGTAGTGAAGTGTAATACGGTCAAAAATATGGTCAATTCTATGGGTGTTAATCAGAGAGGAACGACGGACAATACCGTGAACTTCATATCCTTTTTGTAGGAGGAGTTCGGCTAGATATGATCCATCCTGCCCTGTGATACCCGTAATAAGTGCTACTTTCATTACAAATGGAATACTTAAAATACATTATAGCATAAAAAAACCCCTTTCCGAGGGGGGTCATCAAAAAATTGATAGGGTATATTATATGCTCGCCATACGATCTTTAAATGGAATCGCAAAACCATGCGATGAAATCATCCGCACCAACCATTCTTTAAGGGAGAATAGTAAACCTTGCCACGACGCGCCAGTCGGCATATTTAATGTGCCACCGACAGGCACAACTAACTATGAAGTTATAACTTGAATTAGTTTAGTAACATCCATAGAACCAAAGACTAACTCCAAAGCAACTACGTCCCATAAGGCTAAACCTATAGCAAAGGGAAGAATGAGCGCACCGCCAATGATTTTGATAATTAATGCGGGTTCTGTACTTCCCCAGAGTAGTGTGAAGTGTCCTATTACAAGTAATGTATTTCCAATGTAGCGTAAAAAAGATGTAGCTTTCATTGTAGATACCATAAAGGGACTTGGTTAGGTCTCTTTTATAGTCTTACCGAGACTAGTTATATGGACTAACAATTACATCCCTTACATATGCGGGATCTCCGCATAACCATTTAGCATACTCTATGTCTTCCATAGCAGTACTACACTGCATTTGATTATCAAAGAGATATTCATCGTTCCAACGCTTCGTATAGAAGTCTTGTTTTTGGAGACGATAGTCAGGCTTACCGTTTAGTTTGATAATACCAGCTTCAACAAATCTGTAACCTTCACGTACTAATAATGTTTTCATTGGATAGCACCTGCGGTTAAATCTTCTTGAATGCATTCTAAAATAATTTGATAGTCTTCAACGGAGTCACCTGTAAAGCGAACTCCTTCATCTTCATAAAAGCGTTTTACTTTCTTATATAGCTTTGGTTGAGAGTAGTCTAACTCAATGGTTCGACTAACAGCGTCTTGAAAAATCCCGATAGACTTACGGAATTTTGATCTGAGTTGGCTCATATCCTTGGTTGATTACCTAATTATTATAGCAGGTTGGTGGGGGTTTGTGAAGGGGGTGTGCCAGTTTATGAAGCGAATACTATGTGATAATCGCTTCACATAATTAAGACTTACTTAAGTGGGTCGTCAAAGTGTGGGTCTTCACCATACTCTTCTTTGAAACGTGCTCTCTGGTCTTCCATACGGTCACGCTTCGCATCAAAACCAACTTTAAGGTCTCCCTCACGGACTGCCCAAGTATCACCACTCTCATCTCCACGTAGTGGGTTGATACACTGGGAGTCACCTAGTTTATTACAGACAAGACCGGCAAGGTCTGCTTCACTTCCTTTGTTGCCAGTATGCCACATATGTTGACCGTTGATCCAAGTGGCGCCACATTTGCCACACTCTTTGCGTTCCATTTTCAGGTCGCTAAATTCACGTTGTTCCATTTAAGTATTTAATAATGGTGTAGGTAGTATATAGTCTACCATAAAAAATGTATGTATCTATTCGTACTCTTTAAATCTTAACTCAACACGATATGATTTCTCAAGGTGTTGAATTCTGCCACGAAGTGTAATAGTTTCAGCTCCATCATAATTATCTGGGATAGTCTCCCACTCTTCAGTTTCTAATTCCCAATAACTCATAATCTTTCAGTCATTAAAATACCATCAAGATGATCATACTCATGAAGTAAAACACGCGCATCCATTTTGTTGAGACACCAATATTTAAATTTACCATCACTTGTTTGAAATTTCACTCGCACTTGTTCAGGTCTATTGATCCTCATAATTTTTTTAGGAATACTTAAACATCCCTCATCACTCCACTTTCTTTCATCAGAAGTCCAGCTAATTCTAGGATTTATCATCTCTTGAATTTTACCAGTACTTAAGCGGACTATGATAAGACGGATGTTGTGACCTACTTGTGGTGCTGCTAATCCAATACCACCCCATTCAACCATCTTCACTTTCATTCTTTCTGAAAGGTCAATGATGTCTTTGGTTATATTCTCAATTGGGATTGATGGCTCAGTGAGGCAAGATTCACCTACAATTTTAAGATCCAAACCCATTCCTTTCTTCTCGTAAAAATTCTTGTTTTGATTCTGTTAGTGAACGAAGTTGTGTTTTCATAAAACGAATCTCTTCTTCACTGTAAAGCTGTGGCTTGGAAATTGCTTCTTTTAAATTTTTTAAGATTTGATCGTAACGTGACATAATAATTAATCGCTATTTTTATTCCAAGGTGATCTTAGTCTCATTTCCCCACCCAAAGGAGTTTCTCCTTCAGGTGTTTCTGTGAATACTGGAGGTTGAGGCTCATCTAATTCTACCATACTATTGTATTCTTCAATAGCCTTATCAATCTCCCTGTCAATTCTTCCTGACAAAAGTTCTGGAACAGACAGGATTAAAGTATTGATAAGTTTAATTTTATACTTCTTTCCTATCTCATCAATAATAGCCCAAAGATCTTTCTTATCAGCTTTAGTATAATGAGATAATAAATTAACTGCCAGACTTAAAAAGATGGCAGTTACGTATAGATTAAATGTTTTTACTGGTCGGATACCAAAGTAAAATTCAACCGCATACTCAGTTTTCATAAAAAAATATAATTTTTTATTATTTATGAGATCGGTACCTCAATGCTAGTAAGTCTAGCAGCATATTGTATAGCGTAATTAGTACGGTTACCGTGTACGCCCCAGCCAAGCCAATAATATGCCTTTCCCATATAGAAGCTAATACTTTGACCCCCGGTTTTAAAGGAGGGCTCGACCCCTCTCCACTGTCTTTCAGTAAAGAGGAATGAAACTTGGGCGTCAGTTGTTGATGGGTCAAGCCCAATTCGGGCAGCGTGTCTCCCAAGACCATGGTATCTATCTGAGGTGGTCCATTGAATGAGTCCATAGCCACCACTACGACAGCCGTGGTAAGACACCCTAGCACCACCTTCGCAAATGTTCGCATTAAATTTCGACTCTTGTTTAATGTTACCCATAACTGTAGCTATGGCATTTCGATCTTCAATTCCACGTTCTTGTAATGCACTAAGAACTTTCTTTTCTGTGAAAGAAGCTGTGGGTAATGCCCACTTTGTTTCCATCTTAACGACAGGCTTTTCTGGAACAGGTGACTTTTCTTCATCAATTTTTACAGTAGTATCAATTGGTACTGCCTGAGACAATTGAGAAGTTAGCAAAGTCATTGCTGTTACAGCAAAGGATGTAATAAGTTTCAAATTAATTAATAGAATTCAACATAGGTTTGAGGCTGTATTGCCTCTACCTCACACGCGCTCAAAAATTAAGAGCACATAAATAGTAGCACAGACAAAGACTAAAAGTCAATACTGTACCACTCACATAACTGTCTACTATGTTAGTTTCCTATAAGGATATAAAAAACTTAGACGATTGTATAAGGTATTTAGAAACCAAGATTAAGTCCTATCAAACTCATAAAAGTTGTCCCCTTCAAGACCCCAAATTTGTTTACCAGATTTTAGATCAAAGCCTTGATCTTTGACGTGATAGTATTGTTCTCCTAGGTATGCTTCGTTAATGTAACGGACACCTCGATTAACAAAATTTGATTTAGTTACAAAACATCCATTCTGAACATAAAACAAAATATCGTGTATTGGATTCTTCAATACAACACTACCATCATTATCATGAAGGGTGGCTTCAAAGTACCTATAGGGATTCCTCTGTCTTCTATAACGATAAGAACATAGATATCTATCAACATCAAATTCATGTATGACATGAACTAATGCTTGACCTCGGGGATCATTGTATGCTTGGCGCTCATTGTTCCAGAATCCCTGGAACCTCTCTTTAAACAGTGGTAATAACATTTTAAGAATTCCAAAGATCACCTTCGGCAATACGGCGTCGAGACAAACCTGCCTCTACGCTAGTGCCTGGGTTACGGTATAAGTATAATGCATCTGGGACTTTTGACCACTCTTTCTCCTTCAAAACACGACTGATTGTGTTGAAATTGGGACTTCCGTAGAATCTAGCACCTAAGTTATAAGCAAAACTAACCAATGCTCCGTGCTGATTGTCGTTCATCTCATCCCAGAATGGGATTGTTTTTTCTAATACATCAAGATAGTTATACTTAACCTGCTGATCCAAGAGTAAGTCAGCCTTTTCCCTAGAGATTTTATCTCCAAGCTCAAATCGGGAGCCATCAATATCTTTAGTAGAACCCCAGCCAATAGTAATTGGGAGGTTTCCTGATAGTGGATCTGGGTATGCTTCTAGATGTAGTCCTTCAAATTCTTTAATGAGTTCCATACCAGCAGCAGGAAGCTTACCAGAGGAGCTAGGAGAGGTTTCAACTTTCGCATAGAACACACGTCCCCAACCAGTGCTAGGACCATCAACAGTCCACCTAGCCTCTAGTACGTGCCTCTCATAGATGGCAGAGCGTCCGTTGTATACAGAACTAGTGTAGCCATCGTAAAGGTCTCCATATGGGTCGTGAACGATATACTGACCCTTTGCGTTCTTTCCTATGAGAACGATCATATGACCGCCTGTGGGTGCTGATAGGGTGCCTCTATGAAGAATGCCTAGCACAACAGGTCTTTTTTCTTCTAACTCCTTATCTAGATCATCAAAGGATAGATTGTATTTAAATTCAGAATCAACACCATAGTCTTTTAATACTTTGGTTTGTACTGAGTGATCTGTTGTATCTCCAACAGCAAATACCTTACGGATATAATCATCATCACCTTTGGGACCCCGCAGAGTGCCTGGGCGAAAATACTCCAAAGTCATAGCACAGGAAGATGAGTTACACGTTCTATCTGGTTCAGTGTAGTTATCTGTCTGTGGATAGAAAGGAACTGGAAGAAGTAACTCCGCAGGTTCTGGGTTTGGTTCTGGTTTATTGCGATATGTCTCTACCCATTCAGACTCATCTTCTAATAATTCTGGCGCTGCCTTTATTAATGCGGCTTCAAGTTCAGCGACAGCTTCCCTATGGTGAGAGAGTTTATCATCATAAAACTTGAAAAAGTTGCTAAGTTCTATTCTCATAATATATCCGAGACGGTTTATTTATACTGCCCACGTGACGATAGCATATCTAATACCACTTGTTATCTCCTCAATTTTATGAGGGAACATAAAATTAGCTGGAAATATACAAATATCACCCATATTCAAATGAGTAATGTACTTATCATAACAGTGACGTAAGGCTCCACCTTCATAGTCTTCATTCAATTGAATGATAATAGTAACTTCTCTATTATACTCTGAGAACTGATCGGTATGGTAGTCATATTTTCCTCCAGGAGTATACCTTAGACAATTATATCCTGCATCCATAGAGACCTTAAAATCATCAAACTCTCTACAAAAATCACGCAGCGCTTTCCTAACATACATATTGATTGTCGAGTCAATAGAATCATCGGGAGTTAAATTTAAATCATCACATAATCTACCTATATCTGTACAAGTTTTACCAGAAGAAACTTCAGCCCTTTTCCATCTGCTTGAGTATTCATCACTAGTTATAACATCCACAATTTCTCCACAAACTTTACGTGGAACCATACTCCTATAAACTTTAATATAGTCACTCAAATTACCAGTTTTGTTTTGAAATTGACTTTCACATTCTCCACCTAGGAAAACATAATGGTGAAATGTTTGAAAATACTCTTCTCCACAGTACTCATCTCTCCAATGAACAGCATTGGGTCCGTCATATATAACTGCGTCACCTGGCTCTAGGTCAATTGATACATCTTTCCCATCTTTATTTTCAATATAAAATTTAGATTCAGCATCTCCATCTAGGTGGATGCTTAAAGATACCTCACAGGCATCTCTATCAGTATGCTTCTTTAGATCAGACTTATTCCCATAAATTCTACTGTAAGTATATGTTGGTAATAATTTTGGACCACCAATATATTCATTTAAGAACGCAACTTTTTCAGAAGCAATAGCAGACATCTCACTAAGATTATAGAATGCTCGTCTATTGGGTTCTTCTTCATCAATCACCTCCTTACTATTCCTCATAGAATCAGCTAGCTGAAGTGCTGTTTCACGTGACAAATATCCTCTAACAACTTTATAAGTGTCACCGATAACTTCTTGTAATTTTGACATTAATCTTCCCAGTAGTGCTTTTTAAAATAGCGTCCAAGTATATTATCATTATAGTACATTGGGCTTCCATTGTCCATCTTTTCTCTTAAGACATTGTACTTGAAGAGTGCTTCCGTCTCCGCATAGTTTGTCTTACCAACGGTCTTATGTAAAGACAATATTTTTCTACTAAAGTTTTCTTTACCAAACTCTTTAGCATCAGACTTTAACTGTTCGTTAGAACCATAATATTTCTTCCAATCACTTTCAGAAGTTACTCTACGCTTACCACCTTTAGGCTTTCGCTTCTGAACGAAGTACTTTCTACCCACATACTTTCTACCAGTGAGCTTATTCTCAATAAGGTATAAGAACCCATAATAATCTTTAATCTTTTTAGAAGTAAAAGGTTTCCCTCTATACATCCATGGGTTCTCATAATCTACCATTGAAGTGGTTTACCGCTTCTTTATATATCCTATTCTAAAATCTCTTCCCAGTGATTGGGTTGATGACCACACGTGGCTAATTGTACCTGATAATATACCCGAACTTCTTCCCAAGTCTTTAATACTACACTCTTTAATGGTGAATGCCAAATTCTATAAGCCATATTATTGAGAGCTATTATCATTTATTTAGTACTTAGAGTGACTTATCACCCTTGACAAGGCTGATTCTACACAAAAAAAGACCCCCTGTCAAGTAGGAGGTCTTTATATCACTCAGTAGCTTCTGTGTCAGATAGCAAGTAATCAGCAATAGTATCTAGATCAGCAGCAGCGATAGACATTTTAGCCTGAACCCACGCTGGTAGCTGTAGCATCTTGTCCCCATCAATGTATGTCTTGATGCGTAAGCAAGCATTCTCTGCGGTGGCTATCTGGCGCAGTACCATATATCCTTCTGGATCAGCCTCTAATCCCTGCGCGATGGCTTTAGCCGCCTCTGAGAGCGGCTGAGTGCCCTCTAAGGCATCTAGAATACCAGAAGCGGACTCTACGGTCATTCCTCTGAGGATTAGATCAATCTCACCGATTGTAGATGCGTGACCTAAACCAAGTAAGTGCTCTGCGATATCAACATAAATGTCCGCAGATTCTTCATTTTGCTCAGCAATAACTGAACCTTGTAGTGCCAATTCAATAAGTTCTTCCCTAGACATTATTTTAAGTAATACTTCATAAAAGTATTTAGACAATAAAAAAGCTCCCCTATTAAGGGAGCTCATACATAGTGAACGCAATAGTCTTTCTATACGCTTTAGCTAAAGAATTTGGGGCTGACCCTCGATGGTCTCTATGTGCTGCGCATAAACACCCACAGTTAGGTATAAATGGAACATAGTAATATTCACCTTCTGTGGTATATACAAATTCCCCTCCCCATAGTGAATCCCAGTTGGTATTAAGAAAAATGACAAACGTCCAACACCCCTCAATTCCATCTTGATGAAAGGTATTTTCCATACCAGGATATTGTATATTTGTATTGATACGAACTAGAGATAATTTTCTTTTTAATATTTTTTCCGACATTAATTTTATATTACTACCAATACGAATAAACGTTAGGTTATCTCCTAACAAATCATCGTTATATGTAATATTAATATTTTTATAGTGATATGGTTTTGATATCGCTAGTCTTGGTAATATATCAGATGAATCAATTGAATTATTTTTAACAAATAAATTATTGTAGCTGAAATTAAATTCATCATTTATAAGAGTAAAATCAGATATTGATAGCACATCCTTAATTTTATATAAGGACGTGCTTATTTCTTTACACTTCATAAACTAAATCCAGAGAACTGATCTTCTTTCATATCCTGCTTTAATCCCCCAACAATATAGGAGGTAATTTCTGTTTCTTGGGGAGCAACCTGTACGCTCTTGGAGTTGAGCCAGTGCTCTGTCCAAGGTAGTGGATTATTCTTGGCTGGCACATCAAAGATAGGATCTAAACCAATAGCTTTCATACGGCGATTAGCAACCCACTCAACATAGTTTGCTAGTAGCTTTTCATTGAGACCGATCATAGAGCCATCTTTGAATAGATACTCTGCCCATTCTTTCTCTTGCTGAACAGCAGCACGGAATGTATTGATGACCCACTCCTTTTCTTCTTTAGCAATCTCAACCATCTCGGGATCATCACCCTTATCCCAGTTTTTTAGGATATTCTGAGTGATAACAAGGTGTTGTGACTCATCACGAGCAATTAAACTAATGATTTTAGCAGAACCTTCCATCTGCTTTAGCTCACCAAAGGCAAAACTACAAGCAAATGATACGTAGAAACGAATACCTTCTAGGATATTGACGTTAGCAACAGCACGGTAGAGCTTACGCTTCAACTCACGGCGCTCTTCCTGAGCAACATATACATCTTCCTGTGCCTGCTCATAGACCTTACGGCTGTCATAGTCGTGTGCCGCATTGATAAACTCATTGTAGGCTGCTGTGACGGCAGTAGCACGTTCTATGATGCGATCATCCTTAAGGATAGTATCAAATACTTCAGAAGGATCTGAATAGATATTCTTAATAATATATGTGTAGGAACGTGAATGGATCATCTCCATAAACTCCCACGCTTTCATACAACCTTCTAGTTCAGGTAGGGAGCAGTATGGGGCAAAAGCCATACTAGGACCACGCCCTTGTACTGAGTCTAGGAGGATTTGATATTTTAGATTACTGGTAAATATATGCTTCTGCTCTGGACGCAACTTATGATAGTCGGAACGATCTTTCTGAAGAGAGACTTCTTCTGGCTTCCAAAAGAATCCTAACTGCTGTTGAGTTAGCTTTTCAAAAATTGGATACTTATATGAGTCATACCTCTGAACTCCTAATGGTTGTCCAAAGAACATTGGCTGTTTTTTAGTGTCAACTTCGTTAGAATTAAAAACAGTCATTCCTTCGATACTTTGCGTGGTCATACGTTCCTACGAGATTTTTTTATTATAGCAGAAATGGGGAGCAGTGTCTATGACACTCTCCCCATAATTATATATCCTATTAGATTGCGCAGCTGTCGCAGGTGTCTTCGTCAGCATTATCTAAAGTAGCCAGGATATCATCCATAGTTTCTTCTTTCACTTCTTCCTCTTCACCATCACTTGAAGTGTCATATGTGTTCTGATAGTAGCTAGTCTTCCATCCCATTTTGTAAGTGGTGAGCCAGTCTTTGACCATAACAGATACGGGGACTTCTCCATCTGGATAGTTCTCTGGGTTGTATGACCAGTTGCCAGAAATGGCTTGGTCAAAGAACTTCTGCATGACAGCTACGATGTTAATGTAGCCCTCATTACTCTTCATATCCCACAATAAAGTGTAATGTTGCTTAAGAGTTTGGAAGGAAGGAACAATCTGCTTGAGAGGTCCTTTCTTACTCCTCTTAGTGGAGATGTATCCACGGGGTGGTTCGATACCATTAGTTGCGTTACAGACCACAGAGGAGCTTTCAGAAGGCATCTGTGCGCTCAATGTGGAGTTGCGTACCCCATACTTGATACAGTCGGCTCGTAGAGCTTCCCAGTCTAGTGAGAGATTGTTGGGAATTATATCATCAACATCAGTCTTGTATGTGTCAATAGGAAGAATACCGTGATGATACTTGGTGCGATGAGACCAACCACAAGCTCCTTTCTCTTTGGCGAGATTAGTTGTAGCTTTGATGAGGTAGTACTGGAAGTGCTCTGTAAGATCGTGAACTAGCTGTAGTGCCTCTGTATCGGAGTAGTTGATGTGGTGCTTGGCTAGGTAGTGTGCTAGTCCAATATAACCAATGCCAAGACTACGGCGGTTCTTGGTGGCAATCTCTGCGGCTTTGATTGGATACCCCTGGAAATCAATGAGCTCATCAAGTCCACGGACTGCTAGATCACATAGCTCTTCCATCTCTTCAAGGTTACGTAGCTTACCTACGTTGACTGCTGAAAGAATACAGAGAGCAATCTCACCTTCAGTATCATCAATATGGGTAAGTGGTTTTGTTGGAAGTGTAATCTCTTGGCAGAGGTTAGACATCTCAACCTTATCAATGAATGATGAATGACTATTACAGTGGTCAAGGTTCATAATATAGATACGACCTGTCTCCGCACGTTCCTTAAGGATGTCTAGGATAAGTTCCTGTGCCTTAACGGTCTTCTTAGGAGTCATATCATTGAGTTCGTACATCCTGTATAGAGTATCAAAATCCTCTGTACCAAATGCTTCATATAACCCAGGAACATCGTGTGGGGAGAATAATGTAATAACATCATTCTGAATAAAACGCTCATAGAAGAGCTTACTGAACTGAATAGAATAGTCTAGCTTACGTACTCGGTTATCCTCAGTGCCTTTGTTATTCTTAAGGACCATAATGTCCTCAATCTCTTGGTGCCAGATGGGAAAGTGAACAGTAGCAGATCCACCACGAATACCATTCTGGGTACAGCAGCGGACAGTAGATTCAAACTTTTTAAGGAATGGAATTACCCCGGTATGGCTGACCTCGCCACCACGGATCGTACTGTTGAGTCCACGGATTCTGCCAGCGTTGATCCCGATTCCAGCTCTTTGCGCAACGTATCTGCCAATAGCCATATCAGAGCTAAAGATAGAATCGAGACTGTCGTCGGAATCAATAAGAACGCAGCTAGCGTACTGCCTAAGGGGCGTTCTAACACCTGCCATAACAGGCGTTGGAATATTGATACGGTGCTTTGATGTTGCGTCATAATAACGTTTTACGAAGGACATGCGGGTTGCTTTAGGATAGCGCGAAAACATAGTCGCGGCAACCAAAAGGTACATAAATTGTGGAGTCTCATACATAGTATCAGAACTTCTGTCCTGTACTAGGTACTTGTCAATTACTTGACGGAGACCTGCGAATGTGAAGATATAGTCACGGTCATGATCAATGATGCGATCAAACTCAGCAAACTCTTCATCTGAATATAGGGAAAGGATTTCCTCATCATACACACCAAACTCAACACAACGCTCTACCTGCTCCCTCACGGAGATTAGTTCATGGAGCTTACCATAAACCTGCTTACGTAGAGCAAACAGCATTAGACGGGCAGCCACGAACTGATAGTTGGGGTGCTCCAAGTCAATTAGATTGGAGGCAGAACTGACAAGAATACGTTGGATCTGATCAGTAGTAATACCATCAAAGAACTGAATCTCTGAAGTCATTTCAACTTGAGATACAGATACGCCAGCCAATCCTTCACAGGCAGCTTCTACCATTACATGTAGCTTATTGATATCAAGAGGCTCACTAGCACCAGATCTTTTAATTACCTTGATGTCGCTGTTCATAGTCGTTTCCATTCGTTATACTTAATTGTTGCTGTGAGTGATTGGTATGTATTTGATTCTAGCATAGAATTAACGTCTATGCCTTGTAGAACCATATCGTTTAAGTCTTTCTCTATAATACGTGACGGGAAAATAACAACCTTTTTACCTTGTTTAATTGCCTTCTCAATACGGGCACAGATTTCTTTGTTTCTTGGTTCGTTATCGTAAACGTATACTAGATCTTTTATTTGTAGAGTATCTAGGTCAACATCAGCACCACACATTGCGATACCGTTATTGACAAAAGTAGAGTCAAATGGACCCTCTACCACATAGACCGTCTTGTTCGTGTCTACTGTATCCATCCCATACACTTTGGGATGGTCATCATTGAGCATGATGGTAATATATTTAACCTTACTAGGACCAAGGGCTCTTCCTTGGAAACCAAACAAGTCTCCTTTGGCTGTATATAGTGGGATTATAATACGTGCGTCATCATATTGAGTGCTATCGAATGCCTTAGTAAGTGTGTTTGCCCACTTCTTAAATGTTGGGGTGTAGTAAAACTTGTTTGGGTCTAACTTACGTTTCTCTAAGTATTCTTTTGCAGCTATATTCTCTGATGCTTTGGGTAATCTAATCTTTGTCTTTCTAGTGAAAGTGGGTGCCTTGAAGTCAAGTTTAGGAGTTGGTGTAGAGAAGTTTTTTCCTGCGTGACCTTCCTTAAACTTCTCCATAACATATTGCTTATGAAGGATTGTATCAAGCTTTTTAATGAAATTGTTTAGTGACATACTAGCGCCACAGTTATGACACTTAAAATTTGTGTTGTTCTTTACTGTGTAAAGGTATCCTCTAGTCTTGGTCTTGTTTTTAGAAGAGTCCCCACAGATGGGGCAGCGGAAATTAAAAAGATCAGGCTTTACTCTTTTAAACTTCTCAAGACGAGAGGATACTAGATTCACATATTTAGAGTCAACAAAATCCATTGAAATACTAGTCTTAGTTCCTTGGAACTATTATAGCAGGTCTTTCTTCAACGAATACAAGTTCTGTGACAAAAGGGGAAATAATCATAAGTGTCACAAAGAAAAGACTAATACCACCCATTCCCATCCAAACTTTACGTTCGATGGTATTGATTCTAGTAATAGCATCTTCTACTCTACCTTCAAGTTTGTCCCCAAGATCCTCAATATCTCTAGCATTTTCAGCTAAAGACTCTCTGGTAAAGTCTAGCTTCTCTTCATGAACTGCCAACATTCTGCTGACACTTACACTTAGATCACTTAACTTTTCTATAGTTGTGTCTAACCTGGATAGAACTTCTACCATGTTACCCAACTTCTCTTCAAGGACTGCTAACTTAATGTTATCGGGGTCCTTTTCTGGCATTTTTTGCTCCTTTGCTTGGTTTTACTGCTTGTCTGTAAAACATATTGAGCTTCTTATACTTGCGCTTGCGAAAGTCTACTGGCGCATCATATCCAGCAACTGGACCTTTGGAGTCAGCAGCACCAGAAAAACCAGGCTTCCCAGGAGAGGATTGAGTAGTCATACCACCAACGGCACCACCACCCATTTCTTCTTTAAGACGCCTATAGCATTCTAGTATTTTGTCTACCTTATTCTCCATCGATATTCTCCAGTTGGTCCAAACAGTATTGGTCTAGCACTATATCATCAATTACACTTCTAGGAAACTCTGGGAGTTTATGTAAGAAGACGAGAAAGCTTTTAATGGAAGACCATAAGTCTTTCTCTAAATTGAAAAATAATAGTGGGACTGCCGCATCTCCAAATACATTGAATAGCACTGTCAAATGATTAAGAATTAAATGTGTCTTCAGAGTATTGTTATTAACGTAACGTCTTAAAAGACGTTTCACATACTTAATCTTTTTCAAGTCTTCTTCAAAGTCTTCACGTGTAACCGCGTGAGGATTCTCATAATACTTGATAGCAAATAGGAGATAATTATCATCATTTAGTTCTTTGAATTGCATAATCCCCTAAGCATATGTCACATATACAATATTAAGTAGTGGGGTACGGACGATTACCTGTCGCAATTCCAGATTGAGCAACAAAAGTTTCTGTCTTTGTGCGAAGATTGCCATGCATATCAACATAAGTCATAATACCAACCCAACCAGCGTGGAATCCACCAGTAGTTGTTGTTAGTCCAGCGGCAGCAACACCAGCAGTAGATACACCAGCTAGAACTTGAGTACGACCTAGGCTTCCATCAGCAGAACTAGGAGCATAACCTGGATCATTCTTTAGACTAATAGGCTGTGTCGCATATGTGGCAGGATAGGTTCCAGCTGCTACAGCAGACATCTTACCTACACGATAAAGATCTGTAGAGATTTCGGCTTCTAATGTTACGAAACCAGATTCGCCACCATCTAGGATAGCAGAAGTTCCTGTTGCAATACCACTAGCACTTAGTCCCGCTGCTGATGCGGTCCAAAACTCAGAGCTAGCTGTACCGACAACGGTTACTGGGCTAGGTCCGGTTATATTATCTTGAGTTCCCCAGAGTGACATGTTCTGTTCCTTTTGTAATTTAATTACCGTAGTTTTATTTATAATAAAAAAAAGACCCAGTTTTTTGGGTCTTTAAATTACTTAAAAAATATTCTTCGCATAGAGCGGAGAATGTATTCAAGTATATCTAATAATAATGATAGTACTCCATTTGCCTTCACAAGTTTTGTTTTACCTAGAGCTTCAGATAGAATCAGAAGTCCTGTAATAATCCAAAATGTAGTATGTGATAAGGCAAAACATTCAATCACTTAACTTCGCTAGGAAGTAGTGCTTTACGGACGGTAGCGACAACTAGGTCATCGATATCGTTATCGGTGGAGGCAGCATAACGCTCAAGTAGCTCAACTACTAGACGCTTTACTTCAGCAGAATCACGGAGCCACATAAGAACGGGCTTGAATAGTTCTACTAGCTTAGACATAGGGGTTACCTATAAACTGCACCTTTATTTATACACCAGATCCGTTAGGAACGGTTCCCTTATCGAAAGGCAACTCAGGACCATCTGGAGCATTAGGTCTACGGTCTCCAGGAGCTTCACCAGCATTCTTATAACGCTTGGGCTTACCCTTTGGATTCATTACTCCAGGCTCACCTTCAGGATCTTTCTCAGGATCAATCATTTCCTTCGTAGGACCTGTTGCGTTGTTACGACTATATTCTAGGATAGGCATACCAGACTCATCAATCTTTGCCTTTTTCTTTTTGGGCTTCTCCTCTTTCTTGTCTTCACAGACACACTCAGGAGTTCCACACTTAGGGCAGCATTCTTCAGAAACTAGGTTCCTGATCTGACTACGTAACTCTTCACTTACAGATGTACCACGTAGGCGACCCTGTGCGACACTTTGATTGTGATCAGTGATGATAGATTCATCAATAACAGGCATCAACTTTATGTTTGACTTGTTATCAACACCCTTGCCTGTTAGCTTTTTCCTTTCACGCTCACCCTGGTTCTCACGACCAGCGTCAACTAAGTCAGCTTCAGATACAAAGTCTTCACCAATAGAAGACTTCTTCTTCTTAAAGTCAACCGCCATACGACGCTTGTAGAGGTCTTTGATCTTGTCCTCGTCACGTCCATACTTTTTGGACTTTCCTCTCTCAATTTCCTCCTCTCTGCCTAACTTAGCACCCTTGGCTTTACGCTTTTCGGTGGGGTCAGGCTTCCACTCTTCTTTAGTCTCTACTTTTTTTTTTGACTCTGCTCTCTTGTAAGCGGGGTTGCCTGCTTTGAGACGCTTGTATGCTTCGGTATTACCTCTCTCGTCAGCATCAGTGACTTCATATCTTTCAGCCAACTTAGCAGCACGAAGTTCTAGGTACTGTTCCCAAGCAGACTCCTTCTTTACACCAGGCTCTTTAGCTGGGCGATCCTTCATACTATGTGTAAAACTGGATCTGTGATCTTCTGGGGGATGAGTGCCGTCCTTACCAGTTCTCTTACCACCGTAAGTAT